ATTTTCGCCTTGATCTACTGCCTACAATATTTGTATAAATAAGAACCGCAGACAATGCCCACCCAAACATTGAAGCATAAAAACCAATGTCTTGAGGTATCCAAGATAGCCAAGTTGCACTACCCGTTGCTATTGTTCCGCCGCTGACACTCAGCGCAACTTTTGGGCTTTGCAGAACAGTGGGGGCATATTCTGCTATTACGTGTTTTAAAGTCATGACGCTGTCTATAATCCAGTAAATAGTTAACGGCTAAAGTAATTATGACAGAAAACGATAGAATTGCCGTTATTATTTGAAGCGTGTCGTCCATGCCCAGGCTCCCTTTTTATTAGGCAGATTATTGTAAAGAGATTTAAAACAACAAAACTCCAGTTATAAAGTGTGGGTGACATATAGGTTATCCAAAGAGCAAACCCAATATAATTAAAGATAATAGATGCGAAGCAAATATAAAGAAGTTGCTTGGCTAATACTGTAGAGATAGCGAGGTTAACTATTAATATGATTGCCAATAGATCAAATAATGCAGCCGAACCATAATACATAAGCCCATCTAATTCATTGAAAAATCCATAATGTAATGCTTCAGTAGCGGCTATTACACAAGCAACAAAACGCCTTGCAGGGATCTTCTGAGTCAAACATAAAACCCCAAAAATACAAAGCATGGCTACAAGCATATTAAGCTACCTTAGCCCGTTTCCGTTTCTTCCCGTTACCTCCTGCTGCAACACGTTGTTTACGTTTCTTGCCGCTACCGCCTGCTGCTACTTTCTTTTTATGTTTTGGCATTTTATCCTCCGATTAAAAAGATAGATTCATTTTTAGACTTTAGGAATACGCGCTTTTACCGCTTGGCGCTTGGCTTCCATTGCATTAATAGTATCTTGATCCCCTTCCCATAACGCAACAATCATAGCATCAGTGGTTATGCCTTCTTTTTCATATTCAGTGCGCCTAGTTTCATTAAAAACTTGTGTTTTACGGTCATCCGTTTGCGTCCACACACCTTCGATTAAAATATCGCTACCATATTCAGGAGATACTGGTATTTCAACAGCCCCTACTGGCGGCTCAGCACCATCAAAACCACCTAAATAATTACCCCTTTCATCTATAAAGTATTTAGTCATTAAATTTTAGCCTCAAGTACAATTTTCCAATTCACTGCTGTGATATTAAGTTGCACACCAGTTGTTTTATTAAGTATATTGAATACTCCCGAATTATTACCAAATCTAACATTTAAATTAGTAGAATCTACAACAACACTCGTGCCTAAATTATTATTTGCTGCTGAAGATTGTTGCCCTACGTGTATTATTAGTTTATCTCCTATAGAATACCCACCTTCTGCAGTCTTATTAACAAGATGTGCCGTTATTCTTGTTGGTATTCCGGTTGTGAATCCGTGTGCAATAGTAAGAGAACCTGCTGTAGTTATCGTCTGCTCTGCTGATGTAAACTTCTTAATTCTCTCTTCACCAGTGGTCGATAAATTGGATAGATCAAAATTTGCTCCTACAGAAGCAGGATTTAATAACTCCCAATTATCGTTAGTAGAGTTAAAGACAAGTAACAATTCATGTCCAGCACTTTTAATATCACCTACAACTAGCGTGATATTGCCATTCTTAACGATAGTTTTAGGTGTCAGACTATCAGGTGAAAATGTTGGCGTCGTGGTCGCGTTCGCTCCCAAAGCTCTTACTCTAAGTATCAATTCATCTTTAAGAGCGCCTACAGCTGGAATATAGGTGACTGTGATAGCATCAACTGTACCACCAGCATCTGCTGATCTTAATTGATCAGCCGCCCGCCAGTTCGTGCTGGTTGCATCCGTAACAGGATTATTATTTAGATTGGCCGCAATTAATGAAAAGTACTCCATGCCGTCTGAGCCAATCGTTCTGTCTCCGAGAGCGTAGGTCACGTTAACATTGAATATCCGCTCAAATTCTATCTGCTCCCAATTAGCCGCAGATGTTGTAGGGTCATTACCTTGATTCGAATTAGTTAGAGAACGATAGAAACGGTTATCAGAACCTTTGACAAGATCAGGTATATTATATGTGACATCAGTAAGCCATGCTTGTAACTCCCCAGCTGTTGTTTCACCTACAGGATCAGCAGTGCCGATAGTGACATCGTTCTTATCTTTTAAAACAACTTTATAAGTGCCATCTAAGAAGATGTCTGGGATACGCCCGGCGGCATCGGCAACAACAGGATTAGGGTTAGCTGTAGTGAGTCCTGAGTCCGAAAAAGTATTTTTTGGTGTAGTAGTTCCAGGCTCAAAGAAATCAAGCTTATTGCCATCTAAGACAGCCGCTGTACCGCTTAAATACTGTACAAATGGATTACTGTATCGAGCCATTATTGTTGTTCCCCTATTGGCGGTGTAGTTATCAACGCTGCAGCACCTGCCTGTTGCGCCCTGCGTTTAATTTCATTAGCAAAATGGACTGCATCTAACGCCAATTTACCAGATGCTGATTTAGATGAAGGCAAACCACGTATATTAGCAGGCTTTAAATTAGCTTCGAGGAAAAGATCAGTTAAATCAGATATATTCCTATCTGCAATTGGTGTGTTTTTTAAGTATGCTTTAGTTATTTCTTTTGCATCCTTCCCTGCTCTGAATAAATCATCAGCAAATTTGGTGTTATTTAATGTAATTCGTTGTGCTGTTTTCTTTGCAAGTTGACCTAATGCAGGAACTGTTATAGCACCAACAGCAGCTCCACCAGGGCCAAAGACAGAGCCTATAGCTCCACCACCGCCAATACCAATAGATGCACCTAACATGCTAGTTGCTTGCCCTTCTGATATGCCAAATTTTCCTAAAAACTTAGCTACATTTGCTGCCGTTGTGCCTTGTTCAATTTCACGTAATGTGTTTAGCTCATCTTTAGTAAAACCCCGTCTTTTTTTCTTGTTTTTCAAAAGCTTTCTAACTTCAATCCTTAGACCGTTTTCCAAGCCACTAGCAGTATGACTAGCGTTTTCTATCATATCTGTAATAGCTTGAGATTTGAAAGCCCTTTGACTCAAAGCTCTAGCTTCTTTAAATTTCCCGCCTATCTGTTCTGACAAGGCATCTAAACCGGAATCAATTTCTCTAATAATAATATTGCCTAATCTTGCGTCTGGTGGATCAATACTAGAAGCTGCTCCTTGGGCAATTTTACGCAAAGTATTTAATTCTGTTGCGGTTTTCGCCTGTCCTATATCATCGGTGATACGTTTAAGAGCTGCTGTTGATTTAGGATGAAGTGTTGGGTCGATTCCCTCACGGTCTAATCTTGCTGATAGTTTATTCGCAAATTGTTCAAAAACTATAGGCCTAACTTTAACCCCAAGATTGTCAAGCTCATCATAAGCATCTGAAGCGCGTTTTTTGATTGTTTGCAGATCTGGTGCAGCCTGAGTAATCGCTTCAGCAATATTCCCGGATAGTTTTTCGCCTGATAATCTTGTTGATTTTAATCCTGTGAGACCCAGTCTTTCTAATGCTGCTGTTGGTAATGAATGAGCAATAGTCGCCAATGCTGGGCTACCAGTCTCCTCAAGGACTCTTTCACCTAAAACAGTAGATGGACCTTCTCGCTGTACAGCCTCAACACTTTTAGCTGCTTGCTCTATACCTTGACCTGCCAGTATTTCACCAATACCGATTAAACCCGATATAGGGAAATTTACTAGATCAACACCCTTCCCAACTAAATTACCAACAACTTTTAAATTTCTCTGTCCTAATTCTGTGTCAGCATCAAGAGTTATAAAATCTCTAACTGTTTCTATATTTTTTACCGCCTGGTCAAGTCCAACAAATGGGAGAGAGACTAATCCAGCAACACCAGCACCCACTTCTGCGGCTGCGCCAGATACAATTCTTGCAGCAACGTCTAATCCTCCGACAATTTCTTCACCAACTGTAGGCTCTACAGGTGGTATACCACCCAAAGGCAAAGCACGATCACTAGGAATACCTGTATCAACGACATCTAATCCCACCTCTTGTTGTGTTGGTTGCGATTCAATAATAAAACCTTCAGGCAATGTAGCAGCCGCTGTAGGTTGCACCTGTGGTGTTGGTTGTGGCGCTATAGGCTGTTGAGCTGGTTGAACCTGGGGCTGCAATGGTTGCTCTATTTCAAATCCAGGCGGCAAAGTTGCCATTACCGAGCCTCCACTAATTGACCATTAACAACCTGCAATCGTTGTCCGGTCTGTGGATTTACTATAATTGCTCCTTCTGGGAGTTGCTGATCTGCAGCGGCTGGTGTAGGAAGCCCTGCAGGCTGAGTAGGTGCGGCTGCTGGTCCTAGTTGTTCAGGTTGTGATATAGTACCCGCTTGAGTTTCACGTTCTTTATTTCTAAGAAATCCAGCAACAGAACCGCCTTGATCCAAGAAATTAATTTGCTCTCTAAAGTAAGTCCGAAGCTTCTCTTGTGCCGCTTTACGATCCCTTAAGTGCTGAATTAACTGTGGCCCTTCTAATCCTGTTGGAAGAGCAATTTGTTTAGCAAGATTAAGCTCACCCTCAGACAGAGCGCCAAAAGTAACAGATCCAATTACATCAAGAGCAAGTTCGCCTTGAATCTGATCAAGCTCGACCGATGCAGCTCTTATTGATGGGAATCTACGCTCAATAGCACCTACACCGGCACCGGCTTCAACCGCTGCAATGGCTCTATCAAGATTATTGATATTTGTGCTGATCTTACCAATTCTTGCAAAGCCTGAATCAATAGCTTTTGATCTTGACGCGCCCGTTAATTCTCCAAACTTCTGGCGCTCTTTTATTGTCGCTTGAGCATCACCGATCTCTCCAGCTATACCTTCTGCCGATATAGTTTGAATGGCAGAGCCTACAGCCCTAGGAGAAAGCCCTAATTCAATCAGTCTAGCCTCCTTCTTCTGTTCAGCTGTCAACCCTTCAGTAAGCCCCGCAAACTCTCTCTGAGCTGCAGTCAAGCTTCCGCCTCGAGCAATATCAATTCGCTTCTCCGGACTTAAAGCTGCAATCTGAGCAGTGTCTAAGGCTGCGTTCTGCTGCTCTTCGCCTAATTGTTCTAAGCTTGCTGTATCTGAAGCGTTGCGTCCTTGCGCTCTAAGTGTTCTTGTTCTGTCCTTTATCAATCCCGCGCGATCTTCAAAAGGAGTGTTACGTAACTTAAAAGCGAAATCAGCCGCTTCATCTTTCTGCTGCTGGGTAATCAGCCCTAAGTTAGCACTAACTTGATCAAACTCTTGAGGGAATTGAACTGCTAATTGCGCCAAAGCTTGCTGACGATCCGCGCCAGGAGGAGCAGGCGCTATACCTTGAGATGGTGCCCCTAATTGAGCAGGCGCAAGAGGATCAGGAGGCCCAGCAATCGCAGGTAGTCCAGCTGCAGGAGGAGCGCCACCTAATTGGCCTAGCAGACCTTGTAATTGACCGCTTCTAGCTAACTCCGCTTCTATCTGCTGTCTTTGTAAGGCTTGGGCTTGCAGACTTCCAAATGTCTGCGCGCCACGGCTTAGTTGTCCACCTATATTCGGTACTAGAGAAGAACCTTGTAGAGTTGCAAGAGTGACCATTAATGTAACCTCTCATAAAAAACACGCTTAAATCCATCGGAGCCCTCTATCACAGCATGAGGGAATAGCTTTTTGGCTTCGTGCGCTAATACACCAGAAGCAGATTGATTGCCTACTAAGCTCTTGGCTTCTTCAGTCCAATCCCATTCAAACCACATTAAACCATTAGGTAATCTACCAATTTCCTTAATATTCTTTTTAAGGCGAACATCAGAGAGAAGTCCAATTAATGCGCCTGCCCCAGCGCCGCCGCCGAAAGCAGTTGCGGCTGTAGTTCCGAGCAATCCGGCTCCAGCAGCAGCGCCTAATCCTGCCCCTAGTAATTGTTGAGTACCTGCTGCTCTAGATTGTTGAGCGCCCAAAATCCCAGTAGCTCTTGCTTGACCACCAGCTTCCAATAATCCTGAGATTTGACCTGCTGTTTGCCCTCCAAGTTGGGCAAGTCCAGCTGTAGCAGTTTGCCCCCCTCCTGTTAATGCAGCTAATCTATTCTGAAACTCTCCTAGTTGGGTTGCACTTCGCCCAAAAGCTTGTTCCTGCAGTGCTGTCCTAATATTACCGCCACCTAGACCTCCAATAGCTCCAGCACTTCTTAGTAAAGATCTTTCTTGTCTTTCTCTTAAAAATTGCTGCCCTGGAGTCTCAGCAAACGCTGTTAATGCTTGTTCTCTACTAACTGCTTCTGGAAAGAATGCTTGATCAGCAGGAACAGCAGCTGGTGCAGGAGCTGCCAATCCTCTACGAGCAGCTAAAGCTCTAGCGCGCGCTCCAGGAACCCCTCCCC